TTGTACTATGTCCTCGGAGAAGTCCCCTCCTCCCAAGTTCTTAACTATGTTAACCCATTTGCTATGCTGGGCGTAAATTGTTTCCATGTTGACAAATATAAATAAAAAAAGGGAAGTCGTTAAACTTCCCCTTAAACATTAAACCTAAATCACGAAACACGACAAAGATAGTATTATTTCTCATAACTCAAAATAAATTTTTCGCATCTCCTTTTAACATTGCTTTCATGTAAGCCTTGAAGCTTCGCCACGTGTCTAAAACTTCGATACGTTTGAACTACGGCAGCGGTTGCTTCTATCTTAGTCCACTTAACCTCATCTCTTAACTGAGGGACTAACTCGTCTAGTTTGTTAAGTACTTCTGTTTTCTTCATTGTTTTTGTTTAAATTTACGCCATTAAAACGGCTTTTAACGGTCAATCACTCTTGCGTGAATAAACCAATTTGCTCAACTTCTTTTTGTTGTTTAATATTTAAAGCGCAATCTAATATATGTTTGCCCACTTTAGGTTCAACACTATTTCTTAATAATAAAGCACCGTTAATTCTTGGTATTGGCATTCCTAAATATTCGCTTAATTGTTCTTTTGTACTTCTTGAAACGTCTATGTTTTTAACTTCTAAAGGTTGTACTTCAAAATTAGTCCAGTAAGGATGTCTTCCAATCATTACGTTTGGTTCAATTAAATACTCATAATAAGGAATTACATTTTCAATTGAATACTTACCTTTAAACCAACTACTCAATAATATAATTTGTTGGTATAAACTCATTTCAGCATATCTTTTTTCTTTTTGAGAATAACAAAGCCTGCTATGACTAGGGCATGGCGGGGAACTCCATATAAAATCATAGTTTTGGTAGTTATGCAATAGAAATTGATGGCTATCAGTTTGTATAACTTCATCGTTTGGAAACTTATATTTGTATTCACTTGCAATATCGCTGTTTATCTCAATTGCTGTAATTTCATGTTTATCTCCCCAAAGCGTTCTATTTCCCCCTATTCCAGCATATAAATTTAATATTTTTGCCATTGCTATTTTTTTTAATTTAACTACTCATATACTTACTGTTAAAAAGGTAAATCGTCGCTTTGCTTTGCTGCTTGTGCTACTGTTTCCTCTTTTGGCTCATAGGTGTCTAGCTTCGCATAAGGCTTGCCACTTTTACCCATTAACACACTTAAGTTAACCCAGCCGTTTTTGTTGTTAGCTTTCATAAACTTCTCAAACTCTTCTACCTTTACGCTTAAATTACATAGCACGAAGTCGGGCGCATTCTCATTCTTTTTAACGATTAAACCGTCTGCAAAAATTGTTTCCATATTTATTTTGTTAATTTACTAATTGAACTCTCAAGCATAGCATAATACTCTCTACACTCTTTTACTCTTTCTTTCATTTTGTTTACCGTGTTTTCGTCGTACTCTACTTCGAATATCTTTACACGTAAATTCTCAGGTATTCTGTCGAACTGCATTTTATCTCTAACCTTTTGCTCTATCTCTAAGGCTTGCTCGTCTGTAGGATCAATAGCTTTTAGTTTCCACGTTTCTCTCCTTATCTCGTCCTGTATAGCGTCCTCAGTATGATTGATTAAACAGTAAGCTACGTAGCCGTTTAGCTTTCCTGTTAAGTCCATGTAACACAAAAGCTGGTACATATAATCTTTATTAGGTAGCTCGCTATCGAACCAAGGGAACGTAGTAGCGTCCCAGCTAGTCTTAATATCTATAATAGAATCCTCAGTAATAATATCGGGCGTTCCTACAAAGTAATCGTTTTTGAAGCGTTCCTCATTTTTCTGAACTCCGAAATTACCTGTAACCTTTGAAAAGAATAAGATACTCTCGTCCTCTTGGTTTGTACCCCTTTCAGTGTATCGGTTAGAGAAGTCTTTTTTAATACCGAACTCGTTGTATAAAAATTGCTCTTCTACGGCAGTCTTAGCCGTCTTACTTAAGAACTCCGACTTTGTGCGAGGGTTAGCCATTATCTTCCCAGCCCCCGAAGCATGACAATAGTATTTATTCATTGTTGTAGGCTTTTAGTTTGTTCACTTGTTAACTCGAACTTCTCTATAAGTTCCTCCTTTGTGTAAGTGCCGTCTGCAATAGCTTTAACCGCCTTGTTGAACTGAGCAGAAGTTAAACTAGCTTTCTTAACTACTTTCTTTTCCTGTTCACCCGCCGCGTCATTATCTACATCTGTTACAAGTCCTAAAGCTGAACTCAAAGCGTAACGTCGGAAGTAAGTAACTCCTGAGCCAAAAGACTGAAAGTCATTCATACCCTTTAATTGTACGTAAGGCATAGCAACCTCACTAGAAACTTTCTCTCCGCTGTCAATATGAAAGATAATAGTCTCAATGTAGTTAACGCCCTCTTTAGTTCCTAAGTGCTGCATGAAGCCTAAGCCGTGCTTCTTAAGTAAAGGGTTAATCTTTTCAAAGATAGTCGGAAGGTCAGCGTAAGAATAGCCGTAACCTTTTGTTCCCTTGTGAATTGTTGGCACTTCTTGCTGAAAATCAGCAATTGCTTTAAATAGATTTTTCATGTTTAAAAGTTTAATTGTTTATGCAAAGTTAACTATTATTTTTACTTACGCAAGTTTTTTAATAGTTTTTTATATCTTTTTGTTAGTTCCTTGATTTCGTCGATAGTCATCTTTAATGGCTCAAGGTCTTTGCGCTCTAACAAGTTAACTCGCTCCTCTCCTATCCGATTTATTAATTCAATTCTGTAGTTTATTAAGTTACCCGAGTAGAAAGTGTTACAGCGTTCGCATTGCTTATGTACGTTGTCTTCGTTAAATCTTAATTCAGGAGTACTGCCTACGCTCATGTAGTGTCCCGCGTTCATTTTGCCGTTGTACGTTCCGCATGAAATACAGCTTCTATCTTTATCTCTTTCACGTATGTAAGCATTAAAAGCAGCTTGTGCTAGTTTCAAGTAGTCGGAGCGGGTAAGTAACTTTTCTTTAAGTTCCTTCTTTCTGTCTTTCCATTGCTTCTCCTTTTGTAGTTTCGTGTATTCGTAGCCGCACTTGGTAGAGCAAACAACCTGAAGCGGGCGTAATGGATCAAACTTTTCTTTACATACTTTGCACTTTTTAGCTCTCATAGTAACTCCTTTACCTCGTTTAGTTGTTTCTTAAGTTTGTCTATCTCCTTATCCTTTTCAAGTATTAACTTATACTGGTTAAAGTTTTCCCTGTTTGTCTCGGTTAATGTTTTGTCTACAGAAACGAGGAAATAATATAACTCAGTCAACCCTTCAATACATTTGTTGTTAGTCTCTATCCATTCATGGCTAGGCTGTTTCTCCTTTACTTTCTCGTTAATTGCTTTTAACTGCTCGGCTGCTAGTCTTATAGCCCCTTTGCTTAATACTACATCTATTGCGTAACTCATGGTGTTTTAATTGTGTTCCATATCTCGTGCGGGTCTTCATCTAAACCGTTTTCAATATCGAAGTTAACATTTCTAAATTTGTTTAAGTCCTCCTTCGGCTCGTTAGGTACTATTTTCTGCTGAAAAGCTTGAGGGCGTTTAATTACGTCTACTCCGTTAACCGTTAACCCTAAACCAAAGTTATAGTCTAACATAATTGGCTGGTCTTGAAACGTCGGCTTACCTCCCGTGTCCGTGTCTTTTATCTTTGCTACTTCAATCATAGTAAACTTCCAAAGCTCAGCGTGCGAAGTTAGGCGGTGTATAACTACAAAATCGTCTGCTTTATTCGCGAACGCTTTACCGCCTTCAATATCCGACTTAAAAGGTATTCGTACTTGCCCTTGCCACATATGATCTTTAGGGTAAACAGCTCCTAACCGTCCGCTGGCGCTTGTAGGATGCGCGTTAATAAATACCGAGTGCTTGCCCTCTTTAGTTACCATCTTTAGCTCGTTCAATACGTCGTAGTTACTAGAATAAGTTAAGTCGGTCTTTAGTGAGTTCCAAGGGTCTATTAGTAGCGTATCTCTTCCTGAGTTTAAGTACATGTCTATTACCTCCCTCGGCTCGTATCGTTTAGTATTGTCGATAAAACTAAAGTGGTTTTCTAGCTTTATTTCTGCTCGTCGTATTTCTTTGTGGCTTAAATCCATAAAAGGCTTATTGCAGTACATCTGTACAAGGTCGCGCATTATCTTACCCGCGCTGTTCTCGTCGCAGAATAAACAAAACGTTAAATCATGGTTAGTTGCTAGTGCTAGAAAGTACCAAAGTTGAAAATACGTCTTACCTACGTTGTCGTGGCCTAGAAATATGTTTAACTGGTTGTGCTTGTAAACAAAGTTCTCATCTAAAGCGCAGCCTAGTTTTAAGCCTTTAGGTATCTTACCGTCGCGGTAGTCCGTCAAAAACTTTGTGCTGTGTCCGTTGTTTAGTATCATGTATTCGTAGCTTTTTTAACGTGTTCTACTAACGGGTCTACTTTTGCACGTCCGTTCTCTCCGTGTTCTTTTTTTAGCCAGTTCTTAGCCGTCAAATATAAGGAAACATATTTACTATTGCCTTTGTAGTTTTGTATTGACTCAAGTACGGTATCTATTTGCTCTTTTGTGTAGTTCTCGTGTAGCTTAATGCATTCTGCTTTTGTTATTTTCAAATGTTTAAAAGACATATATATATCTTTATTATCATTTACATTTACATTTACATTTACATTATCAGTTGACGCTCGTAAACGCTCGTTAACGGTCGTTGCATTTCGTTGACGTTTCTCAGCGCTTTTACGCCCCGCTTCTCTGCGTTGCTCTAGTTGTGTTTCCCACTTCTGTAAATCCCTCTTTAATTGTCGTTTAATACTAATAAAAGCAAGTTCAACAAGCTGGTTATCTGCTGTAGGGTCTTCATCGTTAACGTAAGAAAATATATGTTTAATTAATTTACCCGCTACTTCGTCAGGTAGAAAACTAAATAGGTCTTGCTGGTCTGCGTAAAGCACGAAGCTCTTTTTATCTTTTGCCATAGTAACTCTTTATTAAATTTTCTATTTTATTCCATCTTACAAAAACAAAATTATTATCACTTTTCTTCTCTTCAAATATTTTTGGGGTACTTTTGTAAAGGTTATATAAATCTTTTGTTCTAACAACTGCGACAGAAAGCAAATTATTATCTTTTCTATTATCAAAATATGCTTGCATTGTAAATTCAGGGTAAAAATACCCCTTTTCTATTTGTTCAAGCCTTTTTTCTAATTCTGTTTTGCTTCCAGTGTGTCTCTCTGACCTGATAGTAAAAGTATTATAAGGTCGCCCCCACTGAACACGAGCAGCTATACCCTGCAACCCATGTCTGTCTTCTCTAATATAATCAATACCGCTTAACCTATCCAATAATATCAAAACCTCATTTTTTGTATTCTCAATACAATGAATTTTACCACGTATTAATTTAGGTATAACACTATCTTTTATTTTGCTTAAAGCAATTACACTATCACTTAAATCTACATCCCAACTATTGTACATCCTCTTTCTTTTGCTATGTTAATATTATCTTTACTAATATCACAACCTTTTGCTATTCTATTAAACTTTGAAGCGGCTATTAAAAAAGTACCAGTGCAAGCAAAGCAGTCTACAACTAGGTCACCTTCAACAGAACCGTGTCTTATTAATCTGTTTGCTAATTCATCAGGCTTTTGCCAAGTGTGTAATCTATTACCAATCCTACCGTCAGGTGCGTTAATATCTTGAACACTAAACATCTCGTTAGTTATAGAAGTGTCTAACTCCGCAGTATCTTCAGAGTATAAGTGCCAAATAACTTGATAGTTTAAGTTATATTTCATTTTAGGCGTAACCCCTAAAGTATTTCTGTAAGTCCAAATTAAAGGATTATCAACTATAAATTTATCTTGATTGATTAAAACATCTAAAAAAGCCTTTAATTCATTGGGGTATGCACCTGAACAAATATACAACCTACCGCTTTTCTTTACTTTTTTTAATGCTACCTTTAACCAATTATTAGTAAAAGTTTTAATGTCTTTAACATCTGTAGCGTATGGCGGGTCTGTTACTAATAAATCTATTGAATCATCGTCAAAAGTACTTAAATAACGAACTGCATCCGTTAAGTGTATTTCTGGTTTTAATATAACCTCATTCAAAGATGTTTTTTTATACTCTTCTTTTTTCTTTTTAAGTTCTATTTGCTTTTCCTCTTTCTTTATTTCTTGGTAGGCTTGGTTAATACTTACCTCTCCGCTTCTTAATTTTTCTTTTACTTCTTCAGGTGCTTTCTTTTTAACTACATCAAACATACCTTTTTTACCTGTACTCCACCCTAGCTTTTCGGCTACTTCTTTTCGTGTATTGTGAACCTCCGTTTTGTCAATAATTGACAAATCGGGACTTTCTTCACCTTTCTTTAATGTTTGTAGTTGTTTATTTTTCCCTTTTTCTTTAAGTAGTTCTTCAATAATCGAATACAACTCACCTTTAACAAAGTCGGTTAAGTTACGTCTACCTAGCTGGTTGTAAGCCATCCAAATTTTAACGTCTACCTCATCTTTAAAACTTTTACTTTCTGTTTCGTAGTCTAAGCTCCACCTTTGCGCTATTTCATAGCGGTTATGTCCGTCAATTATATATCCGTTCCAAGTAATTATCTTTTCACGTATTCCCTCAGCTAAACAATTATCCTCTAACTGCTTAAACTCCTCAGCTGTTAACGCTGGTATCAATTCTTTAAACTCCTTTTTAATTTCTAACATACTTTTGTTTTTTGTGTAAAAAAATAAGCCCTGTAAATCCAGCGGGGCTCAGTCGCTTTCATTACAAGGCTTTTCTTAATTCCTTTAGTTGCTTATGGTTGAGCCCGCAACGTGTACAAAGATAATAAATTAATCTAGTTTTAAGTTATATTCCTCTAGTAATCTTACTATTTTATTTCTACATTCTTGTAAAGCTATGTATGCTTCCTCTGTTAAGTCAGTGTTGTACTTTACTTCCGACCTTAAATACTGGTCTAAGTCCCAAAGTGCTAACTTCCACTTGTAGCCATCTAAGGCTGTTAACGCTTCCTCTGCGTCTTCGTCTT